TACTAGAAAAACACACAGGACCAATCTATACCTGTGAATTAGACCCCCGCTGTCCTGGATTAGTAGAGTTTCCTTTAGATGAAGTAATGAATGCTTGCGGGACGGGGTACTTTAACAACACCGTAGCTTTTGCTATTGGCTATGCAATTGCCGCCAAGGTAGGTCAAATTCACCTGTATGGGATTGATTTTTCGTACAAAAACGTAGTCCATTTTGCCGAGGCAGGTAGGGCGTGTTGTGAGTTTTTACTGGCAAAGGCAATGGAACGAGGCATTAAGGTTGGTATAGCTCAAGGATCATGCCTGTTAGACACCAGCGAGCCAACTATTAGTAAGCTCTATGGCTACCACCGTCTTAGTGATCCGCTAGTTGTAGGGCTAGAAAACGAACGGTTTGTGGCTAAAAAGTATTCAGAAATCAAAGATACGGTAAAAGACGAGGTGGAGTACAACCCACCAGAAGCAAAGAGGACATAAATGTTTGAAATTAAAACTGGCGATATTATCAGCCCCATCGTAAAAACAAGCAATTATGGCGGTTTACCGCTTGAAGAATTGACAGAACTCTGCGTAAATAGGATCATTGGGGTATCAGAAACTGCCCCGCCCGAAATTCGAGAGCAAGCAAAGTATTTCAGAGAAGCATTAGAGCGTACAATCTCTGAATATTTGAGTCGTGCAGCACAGTCCGAAAGGGCTAGTTGTATTCAAATTTGTGTACAGGGCGGTGAAGTTGAGGCTGCTAATTTATTAAGGAGAATTTAAATGGCTTTTACAGGTAACTTCATGCCAACTTCTTTTAAGGTTCAAATCTTACAAGGTGTGCATAACTTTTCAACTGGCTCTGGTCAGACTTTTAAACTAGCTTTGTATAACAACTCAGCGTCTTTTACGGCGGCTACCACGGCTTATACAACAACTAACGAAGTAGCAGCTTCTGGTTCGTATGCATTAGGAGGCGGAACTCTAACTAAAGTTACTCCAACTTCTTCTGGAACTACAGCACTTACTGACTTTGCGGACTTATCGTTTACTACTGCGACCATTACAGCATTTGGCGCTTTAATTTATAACGACACCGCAACAGGTAATCCAGCCGTAGCTGTTCTAGACTTTGGCGGTTCTAAGGTTTCTACTTCGGGTACGTTTACGATTGTGTTTCCAGCGGCTACTGCGACTGGTGCAATTATTCGCATAGCTTAAGAGGCTAAAAATGCCTCTTGTCGTTAAAGACAGAGTTAACGAAACCTCAACCACGACAGGTACGGGGACGTTTACTCTTGCTGGTGCTGTTACAGGCTTTCAAACCTTTGCCGCTATTGGTGACGGTAATACGACCTATTACACAATCGTCCTTCAAGGCGGTTCTGAATTTGAAGTAGGGCTTGGAACATATACGTCTAGCGGAACGACATTAAGCCGAGATACGATTCTTTCTTCAAGTAATTCAAACAATGCGGTGAACTTCTCCGCTGGAACAAAGAACGTATTTTGCGATTACCCAGCTCCTAAAGCGGTGTATGGGGATTCAACAAATACAGCATTTCAAGCTCAGTTTGCGGCATCTAACGGTTTAATGATGAATAACATGACTGTAGGGACGACATTTACGATTCCAACGGGTTATTCGGCTAGTTCGGTAGGACCTGTAACTGTATCGGGAGGGGTAACAATAACGGTGCCTTCGGGGAGCCGTTGGGTGGTGCTTTAAATGTTTGGCTTTTTCCCGTTTTCGGGCGCACCGTTTTCTGATCTTGGGGTATCCATTGTTTCTGTTAGCGTAAATGCTACTGGAGTTTCTGGCACAGGTCAGGTAGGCGTAGTAACTGTTCAAGCCAATGCAGATGTTAGTGTAACGGGCGTTTCTGGAAATGGTTTAGTAGGGCAAGTTGCTGCCACAGGTGGAGCTAATGTTCTAGTTACAGGAGTTGCAGGCACAGGACAGGTTGGTAGCGTAGCGGTTACGGGTAGTGCGGTAGTAGACGTTACGGGATTAAGTGCTACAGGGCAGGTCGGTAGTGTTACTGTAGAAGCGGGAGCAGATGTCCCTGTCACGGGCTTAGAGGCAATAGGAAGCGTTGGTTCAGTAGTCGTTACAGGAACAGCCGTAGTAGACGTTACAGGAGTTTCTGGTACAGGCGAAGTAGGCACTGTAACCGTTACGGCAGATGCAAATGTAAATGTAGTAGGTGTAAGCGGAACAGGCAATGTTGGTTCAGTAACCGTAGAAGCTGACGTAAATGTCCCCGTTACTGGATTAGAAGCCACAGGATTTGTTGGTAGTGTTACCGTACAAGCAAATGCCAATGTAGATGTCACAGGCGTTTCTGGAACGGGAGAAGTAGGTACTGTAACAGTTGAAGGTGCGGCTAATGTTCTTGTTACAGGCTTAGAAGCCACTGGACAGGTTGGTTCTGTCACCATACAAGGTAGCGCCGTAGTAAATTTAATTGGCGTAGTAGGAACTGGTTTTGTAGGTTCGGTTGCTGTAGAGGCAGGGGCAGTAGTCCCCGTAACAGGCTTAGAAGCGACTGGAAGTGTAGGGTCTGTTACCGTCACGGCTGATGCTAATGTTAACGTAACAGGGCTTCAAGCTACAGGATTTGTTGGGTCAGTAATCGTTATACAGAGTGTTTCAGTCAATGTAACGGGCGTAGCGGGAACAGGACAAGTTGGAAGTGTTACGGTTCAAGCTGGAGCAATAGTTCCAGTTACAGGACTTCAAGCAACTGGATCGGTAGGTAGTGTTTTAGTTAATGCAAATGCGGTTGTAAATTTAGTAGGTGTACAAGCGGTAGGACAGGTTGGAACGGTGTCTTTCTGGATCTCAGTAGATGACAGTCAGACCCCGAATTGGACGCCCATTAATGATGGACAAACCTCCACTTGGACTGATATTATTGACACACAAAGCCCGAACTGGGTAGAAATAGCAGCATAAGGATATTATGGCATCTTCATATAGTGACCTAAAAATAGAGCTGATTGGCACAGGTGAGCAGACTGGCACCTGGGGATCCACCACCAACAACAACTTTTCGGTTGCGGTTGGCGAAGCTATTACAGGAACGGCAGATGTCGCTTTCTCTAGTGCGGATGTCACAGTCACCCTAACAGATACAAACGCCTCTCAAACTGCCCGTAATCTGCGTTTAAACCTTACAGGTACTTCAGGCGGAGCCAGACAGTTAATTCTCGGTTCTGGCTGTCAAATTGAGAAACTGTACTTAATTAATAACGGGTTAGCAGACGCAGTCACAGTTAAAAACACGTCAGGTACGGGAATCGCAGTCCCAGCAGGTAAGTCGATGTTTGTCTATAACAATGGCACGAACGTAGTCGAGGCAGTTACAGGAGCGGTTAATCTTTCCATAGGAACTCTAGCGGTCACAGGAACGTCTACATTTGGAGCAGACTCGACCTATACAGGCACGGGACAAGTCAAGCTCCCAGCAGGAACAACAGCTCAAAGGTCAGGCGCTCCAGCAAACGGTATGATTCGGTATAACTCCGATGATGATGGATTTGAAGGATACCAAGACGGAGCGTGGGGTGGTATTAGCGGAGCGCAGGCTAACGGGGTTATTTACGAAAATAACTTAACAATTACGGCAAACTACACGCTGTCAACTAATAAAAATGGTTTCTCGGTCGGACCAATTACCATCTCAGGTGGCGTTACGGTAACGATTCCAAGCGGTCAAAGATGGTTGGTCATGTAACATTAATACCACTAAAATATACAAAAGGAGTAAATAATGTCATTAGTCTTGTCAGGCTCAACTAGCGGTTCAGTTACATTACAAGAACCAGCCATTGCTGGTACTACTGTATTAGACTTACCAGCCACAAGCGGAAATGTTGTTGTAGATTCAGCTACTCAAACGCTTACAAATAAAAGCATTGCTGCTACACAGCTAACGGGAACTATTGCTGCCGCTAGGCTTCCTGCTGGTTCTGTGTTGCAAGTGGTTAGCAACTTTACAACAACTTTTACTTCATCCACTTCTTCAACGCCAGTAGATACAACGCTTTCTGCTTCAATAACGCCAAGCTCTACAAGTAGCAAAATAGTAATTTTTGTCTCTCAAAGTGGAACTGAAAAGAATAACAGTGCAAACGATAACGGAATTAACTTGTTTTTAGTAAGAAACTCAACATCTTTATTTCAATGGACTGTTGCATTAAATTATACAAATTCAAGTACGAATTTAATATCAGGCTCATCCATTAATTATGTAGATTCCCCAGCAACAACATCTTCTGTAACTTATAAAACGCAATATGCAAGTTATAACAACTCAGGAAATATTCGAATCCAATCTAATAATGACAGGTCACAGATACTTTTAATGGAGATTGCAGGGTGATTACGAATCTAAATATTGATGCTTTATATAAACTTTATCCTAATGTAGTCCATACAGTAGGTGATGTAGCTTACGATGCAGAAGGCAACGAAGTCGCATACGATAAATCTGCGGTAGATGCCTATGTAGATGCTCATGCTTATATTGCTAAACGAGCATCAGAATACCCACCCATCACCGATTATATTGATGGTGTAGTAAAGGGTGACCAAGCACAGATTGATAAATACATTGCTGACTGCTTGGCGGTCAAGGCTAAATTTCCTAAGGGAGTGTCATAATGGCATCAACGATTGCGGCAGGAACTACGTCAGGTACAGCGATTGCTATTGCTGGGGATACTAGCGGTGTACTACAACTTCAAACAAACGGCACAACTGCGGCTGTAACGATTGATACTAACCAAAGAGCAGCTTTTGTAGCTGGTACAGCAGCACTTCCAGCAATCACCACCACAGGCGATACCAACACAGGTATATTCTTCCCAGCAGCCGACACGATTGCGTTCTCTGAAGGTGGTGCTGAGGCGATGCGTATTGATTCAGCTGGTGTTGTAAGCATTAAGAATACTGGAAGCACTGCAGATTTTGTATCGGAAACATCTACAAGCTTAATTGTAGGAAATGGTTCTGGAACACAAGCTATGACAGTTTACTCTGGCACAGCTAACAATGGAGCACTTTATTTTGCTGATGGCAATACTGGAGATGCTACTTATCGTGGTGCCGTTCAATACCTTCACGGTAGTGATGCTATGCGGTTCTTTACTTCAGCTGCAGAACGGATGCGTCTTAATTCTAGTGGTCAGTTATTAGTCGGTGCAACTTCAACTGTTTTTACAAATGATACAACTGGTGGTTCTTTTCAAGGAAGCCAAACAGGTGGTGGTAAGCCTATATTAGAAGCAATTAACACAGACAGTACTTCTGGTTCTGATAACTGCCCAGCAATTATTGCAGCAAAAGGAAGTTCAACAACTTCTTCTTCTGCTAGATTTATACAGTTTAGTGCTAGTTCTGCTTCACAACCAATGGGCGGTATTGTTGGTAATGGTGCGACAAACTGCCAATTTGCTTCTATTTCTGACGCTAGAGAAAAAACAAACATTCAAGAAATTAGCGGTTCATTAGAAAAAATTAACGCTCTTAAACCAGTTGAATTTGATTGGATTAGAGATAATTCCCATGTAAACGCTGGATTTGTAGCACAAGATGTTCAGCAAGTATTCCCTGAGTTTGTTGTTAATAATATGTCAGACGAAGGTCAAGAACAAAGATATGGTTTAACTGGTGGCATGACTGGTGGAATAATTGCCCATCTTGTAAAAGCAATTCAAGAACTAAACGCTAAAGTAGATGCACAAGCAGTCCGCATCGCTGAATTAGAAGGAGCAAGATAATGCCTATCACTATAGACGGCACAAACGGAATAACACAGGCTGGAGAGTTTAACTCCGATAGTAGCTTTGGATTCAAGAATCGCATAATAAACGGTGCGATGGTTTTGGATCAGAGGAGCGCTGGTGCGGCAGTAACAATTAACACCACAGCAAATGTATATACGCTTGATAGATGGAATGCTACTGGAGCATTAACAGACGGTGTTTTTACTGTTGACCAAGATACAACAGCACCAACTGGTTTTATAAACTCATTAAAAGTAACAGTAACTACAGCAGACGCATCAATAGGTGCTGACCAGTCTTATATGCTCACTCAATTTATTGAAGGATTTAATGTTGCTGATTTAGGTTTTGGAACCGCTAACGCTAAAACTGTTACTTTATCGTTTTGGGTTCAATCTAGCGTTACAGGAACTTTTGGCGGTGCTTTAAACAACTCCGATAATAACAGAAATTATCCTTTTACTTACACAATTAGTGTTGCTAATACTTGGGAACAGAAATCTGTAACTATTGCTGGGGATACAAGCGGAACTTGGTTAACTGATTCTGGTCGTGGAATTGGCTTAAGGTTTGGGTTCGGTATGGGTTCTAATCGTGTTGCAACTGCTGGTGCATGGACAGGCACTTCTCAAATATTTGGTGCAACAGGACAGACACAGCTTATGTCAACTCTTAATGCTACATGGTACATCACAGGAGTTCAGCTAGAGGTAGGCTCTACAGCTACTAGCTTTGATTACAGAAGTATTGGAACTGAGTTGGCTTTGTGTCAGCGGTATTACTATCAACACGCTAGAGGAGCTAGTCAAAATATTGGTGTTGGATGTTATTACAATTCATCAACTTTTGTTGGTTTTGTTCAGTTTCCAGTAACTATGAGAACTGCACCATCTTTGGTATCTTCAAATACATCAGGTGATTTTATATTTTATAGAGATGATGCTGGTGATACTTTTGACACATTTACTGGCATAAATGAGCCATCAACAACTTCAGCGAATATAAGAAATAATACGCAAGCTTCAGGAACTGCTGGACAAGCTGGCTTAACTATTACAAATAATTCAACTTCATTACTTGCTTTTAATTCGGAGCTATAAATGTATAAAGTAATTAATAGCCTTAAAGGTACACCAGTAGGTGTTGTTATTCAAAAAGATGGTTTTAACATTAGCATCCCATTTGACCCAGCCAACACAGACTATCAAACCTTCAAAAAAGAAGTCTTAGCTGGTGCAGAACTGCAAGATGCCGATGGGAATGTGATGACACAAGCCGAAGCTGATGCCTTTATAGCGACCTTGCCATGAAACAGACTATTCCCGCCCGCACACTAGAAAGTGGACTAATTGAGCCGCACCACGAAATAGAAGTGGTGTGTTCGGCGTGTGGTTACGACTTAGATGAAGCCGAATTGCAAGCCGATGTCTGCTCAGACTGCAAGGCGCCTTTGAACCTTAGACAGCATATTGCGATTCATGCAACGTCTGTTCCTGCCGCTGGCGGAGAGGTATTTTAAATTGAGTTATGGCAGACGAACTGGGGTTATCGGCTGGTGCTAAAGGCATTAGTGAAGGGATAAAGACTGGACGGGAAGCTGGTCGAGAGATTGGCAAGAACATCGAGGAAGTACAGAAGGAAGCAGTCGATGTTGCAAAGCAGCAAGCAAACGCAAGAATCCGTGAGCGCAGGGAAGCAGAGTTTAAGAAGGAACGGGCAATATTCAAAGCCCTTGAGGAGTACAAACACCGTAAAAAGATTTCAGAAGAAGAGTACCAATTACGGATTGATTTTATTAAGAAGTACGGCACTAAAGAGTGGCAGAAGCTAATAGACATCAAGACCGAGATTGAGCGGCTTGAGAAAGAAGATAAGAAGTACTTTGATGCCGAGTTATCAAAGGTTAGATGGGTGCAATTTTGGTGCTTTTTGGCTGCAGGCTGGATTGCTTATTTTATTGTATGGGGTGGTAAAAAGTGATAAAAAAACCAGACGATGCCCTATCTAAAGTACTGGCGTATGTAGACTCCCCATTTAAGCTGTTTGC